GGGCTCCATGCTGTCTCCCTCGACGTGCGTGATGAAAAACGACTTGTCGCCTTTGGGGCCGGTAAGCCATCCCTCAGGGATAGGCTCCCACCAATCCGCTTCAGCCTCAACCTCCGTAAGATCAAACCCCTTGCCGCAACAGACCGAGGATTGCGGTGCCAAGACAGGAACGTCAACAAACTCGCCACGAATCGGGCGAACATTGGATTCTGGCAATACCACCATCTTGATGGTGGGGCGTGAGGCACTCAGCCTCGTCGGGTCCTCCGTTTCGCCAAGGAGATAAGCGGTTGTGGTGTCTAGGGCCTGGGCGAGCTTCTGGAGCGTGTCAGCATCTGGGGACCGGCTGCCATTCTCCCAACGGCGAACAGTATTGACATGAAAATCAACTAAATCCCCCAGTTGCTCTTGTGACAACCCCATTTGTTTGCGACGTATTTTCAATTTTGCCCCAAGACACATACCATTCCCCTCCAAACACAATATACCCGTTCGGGTTGCCTTTTTCCAGACCTGAAGGTGTTGCAATTAAGACCCAATCGTGTCGATACTCCTCGACAATCCCAAAAATGGGGTGTATTGTTTCAACACAAACGGGTTGTTATTGGAGGTGGAACATGAAACTGAAAGAGTGGAGAACAAAATCGGGGCTGTCCCAATTCGAGTTGTCAGAAAAGGCGGGGGTTCACGAAAACACTATCCGCCGTTGGGAGTCCGGTCAGCGAGAGCCCCGCGCCTCCGAGATCGCCAAGCTCTGCGAGGTCCTGGGCGTCAGCGAGGCGGAGCTGCTGCGGGGGCCCCAATCGAAAGAGTGGCGGATCGAGGTTGTTTTCAGAAGGGAGGAGGATTGGGAGATGAATACGGTGGATATGTCGGCGAGCGCCCCGAACCTGTTTTTGGTACAGGTTGGGATGGAGAAGATCGGGTTGAACCTGGTGGGAGACCCCAAGGACGAGGCCGAGCTTGACGGTCTGTGGGGCAAGGCGAAGCCGCAGATTTTGAAGATGATCGCCATGCGGCGGGAGCTGAACGACGGGAAGGAGGCAGGGGCATGAGCGCTGTCCAGAAGCTCCGTAGAGCGATGCGGAGAAACAGACAGCAGTTGGGGATGTTCTTCGGGGTTTCGCGGGAGACCGTGAGGGCGTGGGAGAACGGGCGAGCGGACCCGCCGGAGGTGGTTCGGGAGTTCATGGAGGCACAAACATGACAGACGAAGCGCTCATAGGGTACTACGACCTGTACCAGATATCCAGCACGCGTGAGACGAAGCGAACGAAGGAACACAAGGGGATACTTCCCTTCCACCCGAACACGATCATGAACTGGGTAAGGATGGGGAAGTTCCCCGAGCCCATAAAGGGTCTGGGAAGCAGGAATATTTGGGAGAAGTCGGTCATCCACCGGTTCGCCGAGGGGCTAAGGAAGAAGGAGACCCCGTGATGAGGTGGCCGTACATCCTGCAACAGATCGTGGTCCTCTGCGCGTGGTGCTGGGTGGTGCGGGTGATCTGGAGCGAGGTGCGGGGACTGATGGGGGAGGTGGAAGAAGCCAATCAGTATGCGGAGGAGTTTTTGGGATATAGCCCTTCGGAGGAGGCGCTTCAAGTTGCCTGCCCGGAGATTTTTGGAGAGGAGTGACCCACATGAACGCAAACGCAAAAGTTGATCTGGACCTATCGACCCTGGGGAGCCTGAATCAGGAGGTCCGCGGTCTGTTGCCCCTGCTGCTGAACAGTATCCCGATGGACGACGACAAGACCAAGGCAAGGTTGAACATCAGCATCGAGCTCAAACGCCTGCCCGATTCGGCTACCGGCGTCGCAGTGTCGTATTCCGCCAAGCCGGTCTATCCCAAGAAGGCGCAGTCCATGTTGTGCCGCGCCGACCTGACCGGGAACCTGTCCGTCGACCTCGAGGACCTGCCGGACCGTAATCTGCCCTTCCCGGAAATGAAAGAGTTCAAGAAGATCGAAGAGGAGGCATAGCCCATGGAATCGCCGAAGTTCAATTTTAAGCTCGAAACCCTTCCGGATGAGCTGACCGTCCGGCAGGGCTGTGCACCGGATATCTTCCAATACGAAGGGTTCCGCTATACGGCCGACACCTTGGACAGCTTCGCAAAGCTGGTATCGGCGAAGGCCGTCAAAGAGAACTGCGTCGTTTTCTGCAACGAGAAGGGTTTTCATGCCATCCTCGACGACACCGTGCAGGATCGGAAGCAGGACACTGTGAGTTATGGCTTCTCCCTCTCCATCCAGGCGGAGGAGTGGAAGGAAGTCCTTTCCAAGGGCAAGGTCTTCGACATCAAGAGACTTGTTGATTTTCTGAAGCGCCGCGAGGAAAACGAGATAGCGGACATCGACCGGCTGCTCCATGCCGTGTCCAACTTCAAGTATGTGACCAATGTCCAGGGGGACTTTTCTTTCGACGACCGCAACAACTACACATTCAACGTAAAGCTCTCTGACGGCGAGGGGACGGTCCGCATTCCCAAGGTCATTACGGCGAGTATCGAGATTCTTAACGGTTCCGATTTCCGCCAGGATATCGAGATCGAGGTGGAGGTCGAGCGTCCGAAAGACCCCTCCGAGCGACCCTGCTTTCTCCTTTCCTGTCCCAAGTACCCCCGCTATTACAAGGCGGCGATCGACCGGGAAAGCACCCTCCTGCCCGAGCAGCTTCCGGGCTACCTGATCGTCCGGGGCAGCTGCTGAAACGACGTGACCGCCGGGAGGAATCCCACCCTCCCGGCGCATTGATGCGGAGGACGAAATGAAGAAGACCTACATAGCCCATCCCCTGCACGGACGGCGATATGGCGGCGCGGTTCGGCAGGCCGGATGTTTGCGTGGTGGACCTAGAGAGGATGGCCGGCGATGTCCCGTAGCTCGACCCGCGTGTTCCTGAATCCCGCCTCGATGCGGCAGATACAGGCCGTCGCGGACGCGGAAGGACTTACATTCTCGCAGGCGGTGAACACGCTGATACAGCGGGGGTTCGCCAGTAAGCGGACCAGAGCCAGGGCGGCGGGCTCGAAGGCGGGCGCGGTGTTTAGCTTCGGGGATGCGGTTAAGGGGGAGATGAAGGAGGCGACGGCGTGAAGCATTGGCTCTGAGCGCAAACCACAAAAGTCAGCGCAAAAGTCAGTGTATGGCACGTGGACCTTTGGGGCGACTGAGAATATTGACGTTTAAGTCAGCGCAAAGTCAGTGTAAAAGTCAGTGTTGCACTGAAATGATCATGGAATAGGAGGCAAGAGCATGAGTTTTTTGAATGGAGTTCAATGCGCCATATAGCCTCCCTCTCGTTCGGCAAAGACAGCCTTGCGATGGTGCTGGAGCTGATGCGGCGTGAAGACCCCTTAGACGAAGCCGTTTTCTTTAACACGGGGATGGAGTTCGACGCCATCTATCGGACGCGTGACAGGGCGGTTCCCATCATGAAAGCGCATGGTGTGAAGTACACGGAGCTGAAGATGGAGCCGAGCTTCCGGTACCTCATGTTGGAAAAACCGGGGCTGAAGAAGAATGGCGAACATGCCTGCGGCTACGGCTGGTGCGGATGGCGCTTCCGATGGGGGACGAAAAAGAAAGCCATAGCCCTGGGGGAGCGCGAGAAACAATATGGGGAAACGGTTGGCTACATTGGGATCGCAGCAGACGAGGCCCATAGAGCAAAGAAAAAGAAGGGGAAATGTTATCCCTTGGTGGAATGGGGTCTTACCGAGGAGGACTGCCTGAAAATCTGCTACGCGAACGGTTTCTTCTGGGAGCAAGATGGAGTCCGGCTGTACAACATTATGCCCAACGTATCGTGTTGGTGCTGCCGGAACAAATCGATCTCGACCCTGCGCAACATGTACCGATACCTCCCCGACGTTTGGCAGAAGCTGTGCCGTCTCCAGGAACGATGCGAAGCCCCGTATCTAGGGAAGCGGGGAAGCATTTTTGACTTGGAGAAACGGTTCCGTTTGGAACTCGAAGCGGAAAGAAAACAAATACGAATAGAGGAGGTACCCCTTGGTGGGCATTAACTGGGACAACATCCACGTTGGTGTAACCGGAATAACCAATGAGATTGTCTTGCTAAAGGGCAAGAAGAAGATTGATAACGGCAAAGCTTATCTGTTTGCAACAGACAAAAGCAACGAAAGGACACAAGAGGTCATGGATGCAGCCATCCAATACCTTCTGAACTTGGTACAACGCTCGGGTGGTCCGGAGAGAAAGGCAATTATAGAGTGCGAGGGTATGTATAGGCTGACGTTTGGCCCAGAGAAAAAAGCAATTATAGAGCACGAGGGCCTGTACAGGCTGACGTTTGAGGATCTAAGGGAGGCGAGCGCATGAAGACCATAGAGACCGTAATTTTTGAGTCTATCCAAGACGACGAAACCGCAGTGTGTCCCTACTGCGGATATCGAGAAGACGAACCCCAGGAGCTCGTGTCCGGGGAGACAGAATGCGCTAATTGTGGCGCGACGTTTTACTTGTCCATTGAAATTCACCACTCGTATACAACGGAGCCGATGGAAGCGCTGAAGGCCGCGGAGCTTCAGTCTAAATTTCTACGTGCTCAAAAAGCAGCCACGTCGAAGGAGGCGAGCGCATGAGCCGTGGGGTTCTGCGCGCAAAAGTCAGCGAAAAAGTCAGTGTGTGGTACGTGAGTCTTTGATATGACTGGGAATATCGATTTTTAAGTCAGCGTAAAAGTCAGCGTTGCGCTGAACGAATGGGAAGGGGCGAGTAGTCGTATGAGCAGCACAGGAACGTACACGCCGGGACCGTGGAGCATATACGAGACAGCTGGGAACGGGGGCAACATCCCGGCCCGCATGGAGGTAGTGGCCCCCGAGAGTGAAAGGGCGAAGAGGCTCATAGCCAATGTTTATGGTTTTAAGCTCCCTGAAGGCCGAGCCAACGCGCGCCTGATCGCCGCCGCGCCGGAGCTCTGCGAGGCGCTGGAGAACCTGATCGAGTTTCTGGTTCATGGGAAGAAGAACTGCCAAGCGATTTTAAGGGCAAAAGCAGCTCTCGCCAGAGCTAGAGGGGATGAGGGGGAAGATAATGCCTAAATTTGAATGGGGCGTGACACTCGTGATGGAGAGGCAGAAGTGCGTGCCGCTCATCATTGAGGCTGAGACGTTGGAGAAAGCGGAAAAGAAGGTATTGACACTCTTCGATGGATATTCCTACAGGCTGGATCTGACTAAGTTCAAAGCGATGTTCCCCGACGTATCTCTTGAGTACGACAAGTTCGACAATGACTTTAATGATTCATGGGATAAGTGCAATGTTTACGGGTGGGGTCACGTGGCCCCAGTCAAAGATTCGGCATAAGAAAAGCCCCTCTGGCAAGGGGCCTTCCCAAAGAAAAGAGGGTTAATGACAAATGGATTTTACCACAGGTAAGACATACCGGTTCAGAGGGAACGACAAAATGGATCACTACGGTGCCAGCCGGCTCAAAAACTTCAAGCTGGTGTACCTCCGGCACGTCGGGAAGGTGGACCTGTTCCAGCACCCTACAGCGGGTTGGCTGGAGGGCTTCACGCTGTGGCAGACCAAGAGATCGAGGAGGAGTGAGAGCACATGGCAATAAATCTCAAAAGTACCGGGAGTGTCGCCAGCGGGGGGATCAAAGTGCTGGTCTACGGGCAGGCCGGAGCGGGCAAGACGCACCTCATCCGGACGCTGCCCGACCCGCTGATCCTTTCAGCGGAAGGAGGGCTGCTGAGCCTCCAGGATTGCGATATCCCCTACATCGAGGTCGGCAACATCGGTGAGCTTGGGGAAGTCTATCAGTGGCTCCTCCAGAGCGACGAGGCGAAAAAGTACAAGTCCGTGGCGCTGGACAGCATCTCGGAGATCGCCGAGGTGGTCCTGAGCGAGGAAAAGAACACCACCAAGGATGGACGGGCAGCCTACGGGAACATGAACGACCGCATGACGCAGATGATCCGCGCCTTCCGGGACCTGCCGGACCGGCACGTCTATTTCAGCGCCAAGATGGAGAAGATACAGACGGACACGGGATCGCTGCTCTACGCCCCCTCCATGCCGGGGAAAAGCCTGTCGCAGTCGCTCCCCTACTTTTTCGACGAAGTGCTGGCACTGCGCCTCATCCAGAACAACGAGGAAAACATCCAACGGGGGCTCCAATGTCGGGGGGACCTGAGCTGGCAGGCGAAGGACCGGAGCGGGAAGCTGAACGCATGGGAGCCGGCGGACCTTGGGGCACTCATTGCGAAAATCGCAGGAGGACGACATGGGAATCAATGAACTGGTGACGAAGCTGTACGAGGCGAAGCAGGCGGAGCAGGCGGCGAAGAACGTGCGCACGGCGCTCGAAGCGGAGCTGGCACAGGCCATCGGCGTCCCGGAGGATTGGGAGGGCTCCAAGACCAACGCCGTCGGCGAGTACAAGGTGACGCTCACGCGCAAGATGAACGTCACGATCGATGCGCCCAGGCTGCGGGAGCTGGCCATTATCAACAACATCACCCCGGTGCTGGACACGTGCTTCCGCTGGAAGCCGGAGCTTATCAAGAGGGAATGGAACAAGGCGGACGATGGAGTCAGGACGAAGCTGGCCGAGGCGCTGGAGATCACGCCGGGCAAGGCGTCGTTCACGGTAAAACTTATGGAGGAGGCATAACACCATGGCAATCCTTTCTCAGAACGTTTTGGAGGACATCCGGACGGCGGAGGTCGTGAACTTCGAGCCGCTCCCGGAGGGCAAGTACACGGTGAAGGTGGATGCGACGGACCTGAAGTCGACGAAGAACGGCACGGGCCAGTACATCAAGGTGGAGTTCGTCGTGCTGGGGCCGAGGTTTCAAGGGCGAAAACTGTTCGCGAACCTCAACATCGTGAACGACTCCGCCGAGTCCATGCGGATCGGCCGGCAACAGATCAAGAGCCTGATGGTTGCCGGCGGGATGTCACAGGAGCAGATCAACCGCTTCAACGATACGGATCAACTCCTGGGGCTGACGGTCAACGTCCGTGTCGGGGTCGACGAGGGGAGCGGACAGTACGCCCCACAGAACCGCATCAAGGGATACGAGAAGGCGACCTCGATAACGCCGCCTCCTGCGGATGCGTTCGCTGCTCACTCGGCTGCCGGAGGCTTCGACGCGGCGTTTACAAACCCCGCCGTGGCGAGCACAAGTAACGCGGCAAGTACCCCGGCCTGGTTCAAGTAGGCGCTGTCATGGTCGCGGTGCCGAAACCGAAGAATACGGTCGAGGCCCTGGTAGACCGATGGTGGGAGGAGCAGGAGGAGGCCCCGCGTCCGCACCTCGGGGCCTCCCTCCTGGGCCATCCCTGCGAGAGGTGGCTCTGGCTGTCCTTCCGCTGGGCCGTCAGGGAACGGTTCTCGGGCCGGATGCTCCGGCTTTTCAACCGCGGGCAGCGGGAGGAAGGGAGCATCGTCGAGAACCTGCGTCGTATCGGGATAGAGATTCACAGCACATGTATGGACTCCGACGGACAGAGCTTCGTCGACCTGGGCTGCCACGTCGGGGGGAGTCTGGACGGAATCATCGAGAGCGGCGTCCCGGAGGCCCCGAAGGCGCGCCACGTGGCGGAGTTCAAGACTCACAACCTCAAGTCCTTCACGGAGCTCAAGAAGGACAGAGTGTTCGAGGCGAAGCGCCGGCACTGGTGTCAGATGCAATGCTACATGCACGGAACTGGGATCGCCCGCGCCCTGTACGTCGCCGTCTGCAAGGACAACGACGAGATGTATACGGAGCGCGTCGAGTACAACCCCCAGGCGGCAAAGGACATTATCGATCGCGGTCACAGGATAGCGCTCATGGAGCGGATGCCTGGCCCCCTGAGCGAAAACCCGTCCTGGTATCAATGCCGGATGTGCCCGGCATGGAGCTTCTGCTTCGAGACGCGCAGGATCGAGCCTCGATGCGTGAGCTGTCGGACGTGCGCCCACGTGACCCCCAAACAGGATGGGACCTGGACGTGCGAGCTCTTCAACAACGCGACGTTGAGGCCAGACGAACAGCTGGACGGATGCACGTCGCACGCACTCCACCCCGACCTCGTGCCGTGGCCCATGCTGGGGGCCGACGAGAGCGGCTGGAACGCCGTCTATGAGGTAGACGGGCAACGGATCATCAATGGCGGGAACGGGGTCCTGTCCCGCGCCCTGCTGGAAGGCAAACGCGAGCCCGAGCCGAGGGCGGAGGTCCCCTTTTGATCCCCCAGCTCAGGGACTACCAAAGACGCGCCATAGAGGACGCCTATGACTGGCTGAACACCAACCAGGGGGACCTTTGCATCGTGGCCCCAACCGGGAGCGGCAAGAGCTGGATCGTGGCGGGGCTGTGCGAGGACCTGCTGAATGGGCACAAGGACCGCCGCATCATCGTCCTGTCGCACGTGAAGGAGCTGCTGGTGCAGGACGCGGAGAAGATCGTCGCCGCGTGGCCCGAGGCTCCTCTCGGGGTCTACAGTGCGGGGCTGGGGCGGAAGGACATGAACGCCGTAACGGTAGCCGGCATCCAATCTATTTGGAAGAAGGCCGGGGAGGCGGGGCACGTGGGACTCGTCATTGTGGACGAGGCCCACCTCATCAACAACCAGGATGCGGGGATGTATCGGACCTTTATCGGTGGCCTGAGAGAGGTCAACCCGCACCTGCGGGTGATCGGGTTGACGGCGACGCCGTATCGGCTGGGGCAGGGCATGGTGACGGAGGGCGAGGACAGCCTTTTCGATGGGCTGATCGAGTCCGTCTCCATCGAGGAGCTTGTGGCGCGCGGATATCTGGCCAGACTGCGCTCCAAGTTCACGGACGTTCGGCTGGACGTCAGCGGCGTCGCCAGGCGCGGCGGGGAGTTCGTCGAGAGTGAGCTCCAGGCGCGCGTCGATACCGAGGACTCCAACTCCGGGATCGTGGCGGAGACCATCCGCCGCGCGGAAGGACGCCAGTCCTGGCTCTTCTTCTGCACAGGCGTCGAGCACGCCTTCCATATGCGCGACGAGCTCCGGCGCCAGGGGGTGACGGCGGAAGCCGTCACGGGTGATATGCCGAAGGAACAAAGGGCGTGGACCCTCGAAAACTTCAAGGCGGGGCGTATAAAAGCGCTGACGAACATGAACGTATTGACCACGGGCTTCGACCATCCGGACATCGACCTGATCGTCATGGCGCGCCCCACGCTGTCGCCGGGGCTGTATCTCCAGATGGCCGGGCGAGGGATGAGGGTGAAAAGCGGCCCGTATGCGGACTGCCTCGTGCTGGACTTCGCCGGGAACATCGCGCGCCACGGGCCGGTGACAAGTGTTACCCCTCCAAGAGCGAAGGGGAAGGGAGAGCCGGGGATGGCTCCAGTGAAGGAGTGCCCCAAGTGTCAGGAGGCGGTCCCGGCGGGAGTGAAGGTCTGCCCCTGTTGCGGGTACGTATTCCCGGAGCAGGAGAAGGAGCCTCTCAAACTGAACGAGACCGAGGACATCATGGGCGGCCCCGTGCGCATGGAGGTCCGAGGTTGGTCCTGGTCCGTCCGGAAAAGCAGGAAGAACGGCACCCCCATGATCCGGGTGGACTTCTACGGGCAGGAACTGATGGCGGACGTGGTGTCGCTGTATCTGTGCCTGATGCACGGAGGGTACGCGGAGGAGAAGGGGAAGAATATGCTGTACGCCTTGACGGGGCAGCGCGTGGGGGAGCTTGGCGAGGACGACCTGCGCGACATCGCCGAGACCATGAATGCCTCGGACGCCTGCCCGTCGTGGGTGGAGTACCGGAGGAGGGGGTATTTCCCCGAGATAGCGAGATGGGGCTGGGAGGAACAGCAGGATGAAACTGCCGGCTGATTGGAACGTAAATAACGGCAACGACCTCCCGCCGGAACAGCAGGCACAGGAGGCCATACTGGAGGCCCTGGGCGCCGCGCCCGATGAGGTCTCCCTGGACGGGAGGCTCCACCGCTTCAAGGTGGAGGGCGACTCCGGAACCGAAAAGACGGGCTGGTACGTCCTCCATGGGGACGGAGTACCCGCCGGGGCGTTCGGGGATTGGCGGCGCGACATATCGAGGAAATGGCATGCGGTCCTGCCGGCGGACCTGAGCGAGGAGGCTCGCGCTCTGATGGAGGAGCACTGTCGCCGGGCGCAGGAACTGCGGGACGAGGAAATGAGGAAGCGCCGCAAGCGGGCCGCGGAGACCTGCCGGGAGATATGGAAGAACGCCCCCGAGGCAAAAAAGGAACACTCGTATCTTCGACGCAAGAAGATTGAAAACCACGGACTGAGAATGACGGGCGACGGGAGGCTGATCATGCCAATTTACATCGGCACGGAGCTTTCCTCACTCCAGTACATCCGGCCCGATGGACGTAAGGAGTTCCACTATGGTGGCGAGATAGGAGGCGGATACTTCCGCATCCCCGCCGCAGAACACCCAGCCTCGGAGGCAAAGTACATCGTCGAAGGGTACGCCACGGGCGCGAGCGTGCACGAGGCGACGGGCTGCGAGGTCTGGGTGGCCCTGAACGCCGGGAACCTGGGCAAGGTGGGGCGCTTCCTCCGGGAGAACCTGCCGAACGCCCTACTGACGTTCGTCGCCGATAACGACGAGAGCGGAGTAGGGCAGAAGAAGGCCCAGGAGGCCGCGGAAGCCATTGGGGCAAAGGTCATCGTCCCTCCGGAGCTTGGGGACGCCAACGACTACGCGGCCGCCGGGAAGGACCTGCGGGCGCTGTTGCTGGGAACAAAACGGTGGATCCTCCCCGTCTCGGAGTTCTGTAAAAAGCCTCAGCCCATCCGTTGGCTCATCAAGAACTGGGTCCAGGAGGACGCCCTGATGATGGCGTTCGGAGCGCCCGGGGCCGGGAAGACGTTCGTCGTCCTCGACATGGCGCTCTCCATCGCCTGCCCGCAGATCAAGGACTGGCACGGCTTCAAGGTCAAGCACGGCCCCGTGGTCTACCTGGCGGGGGAAGGATATGTCGGGTTGAAAGCTCGTATCGCGGGCTGGATGACCCACAAGAGCGCAGGCAGCGTGAACATGTACGTCAGCGATGAGTCCGTGGACCTGAATACTCCGGGGGGCGTCAGACGCACCGTGGAGGAGATACGAAGCTACAAGGTCGCCCCGAAACTGATCGTCGTGGACACGCTGAACCGCTTCATGGTTGGCGACGAGAACAAAGCGCAGGACGCCAAGACGATGCTGGACGCTTGCGCGGCGCTGGAGCGCGAATTTCAGTGCACGGTCATCTTGGTCCACCATACCGGCGTGGCAGAGAACGCCCAGGGGCGCGCCAGGGGCTCCTCCGCCTGGCGGGGCGCCATGGATATCGAGCTGGCCATCGTAAAAGAGACCGACGAGCCGCTGGTGACCCTGAAACAGACGAAGAACAAGGATGCCGAGATGCAGCCCGAGCTGTACCTGGAGCAGGTGACCATCGACGTGCCCGGCTGGCTCGACGAGGACGGCGAGCAGATAACCACCAAGGTCATGGAGCTCTCGGGCTCCGTTGCCGGAGAAGTCGAGAAGGAAAAAACCTTGACGAAGGCGCAGCACTTCGCCCTCCAAACCTACATCGAGGCCGCGTCGCTGGAGGGACTCCTGGACGCTGAGGGAAAGTTCCGCGGGCTCACCTTCGACGCCTGGCGCGAGGTCTATTATCGGAACAGCCCGGCCGACAACGTGGACTCCAAGAAGAAGGCATTCCAGCGCGCACGCAGCGATCTGGTGGGGCTGAAATATCTGAGCGTCCAAGACGATATTTACACCCCTATCGGGGTCTGGGGGGTCTTTGAAAAGAAATTTTTAGCGGAGCAGCTTGCGAGTCGTAAGAGCGGGACATTTGGGGATTGTCCCAGGACAGTCCGTTGAATATTCAAAATTGTCTGAGGGACAAAATCTTTTGGTCAGACGAAATCAAAAATCTTTATAAAGCAGGTTGCCCCAAACCCGCAGGTGGGGGACAAAGGGGACAACAACCCTTTAGGGTTGTCCCTCTTGTCCCCCCCAAGGGAGGGGTGGGATTTTTGAGAGTGTCCCAAAACGCAAAAAACGACGTAAATAATTATCATGACTAGTTTTACGACGTTTTTTGATGGGGGACAAAAGAAAATGTCCCGCTGGGTTTTGGGACAAAATGGAGGCTTAGATGACTAAAAAGCTGATGAATGCTCAGTTTAGCGGTTTGCCCCCTACGGTGAATCACCTGTACAGGACTTCCCGAAACGGGATCCGCTACAAGACCCCTCAGGGGAAAGAGTGGCAGAACGTCACCGCCGCCGTCATGGCGGCCGCGAAGACGAACCGCAGGCCCTACAGCGGCGATGTGGCGCTGGAGATCGTCTTCCGGACCGCCGACCGGAGGCGCTGGGATCTGGACAACCGGGTCAAGGCTCTCCAAGACTGCCTGGCGATGGCGGGCGTCATCGAGGACGACCGGCAGATACAACGCCTCCACGTGGAGCGGCAGGCCGCAGCTCAGACCGCCACGTCCGTTGTGGTGTTGGAGTTGGGAGCGGGGAGGGCAAAAGCATGAAGCGTATGTACACACCGCAGTGCCTCGCGCACGTGGAAAAGATACTGGAGGCATTCCCAGCGCAACGGCAGCAGCTCGCCATGCTGGATGACTTCATCGTCGCCTCGATACGCAGCCCCGCTATTTCGGATGTGCCCGGAGGCGGGGGAGCAGATTCGGAGCCGGAGCGCATCTTGGCGGCGAAGGAGCGCAGCCCGCAGTACCAGGACCTAGCGCAAGCTGTCGAAACGGTTCGGCGTGCCCTGCGCGTGCTGCCGAGGCGGGATCTTACCTTCGTCGATATGCGGTACTGGCGAAGGATGGGGATGGTCGATATTGCAGATGCCTACGGGAAAGAAATCCGGTCCCTCTGGAGGTGGAGGGACCGGATCCTGAGTCGTCTGGTGCCATTTCTCTTCCGGCATGTGGCCTAGTTATTTTTTGGGGGCGGCAGTATGCCGGCCTCCTGTAGAATATCTTTCATTCTGGGCGGTTTGGGGCGCCCAGGTTGACCGGGCGTATAACCCTGGATTGCGCTTTCTGGGACAACCCATGCACGACCTACTTTTATCGCACCTGGGAAACGTCCCTGTCTGCATAGCACCTGAATACGTGGAATAGACAGCCCAATCTTTTCCGCTGTTTCGGCAATAGAATACAGTTTTTCCACCTCCTCGTCCTCCTCCCTTGGTGTGGTACAATAATTTTAATCCAAGGGATGAGTGAATTTTCCTGGTGTAGGGATAGAAACATGGCCTGTTTCATCCCCAAGGAGGAAAAGAGGGCGGGTAAATCCGCCCTCTTTTATGCCTATTTGCTCTCCCATGGCTCCACGCCGGGGGCGTTCCACTCCGTTTTGATCGGGTAAAGCTCCTGCGGCGGAGTGTTTTTGTACAGTTCCTCCAGCTCCGCCAAGGGGCGATGGGGAATGGAGTACAGAAAGACGTACCAGTCCGCGAGGGACAGCGAGAGCGACATCCCCTCGTTCACCTTGTCGTTGGGGGTGATGCGCAGGCATGCTGCAATGCGGCCGGCAAGCCCGAACTCCCGGCCGGTCTCGTCCTCGCTCTCACGGATGCGGTACTCGGTGTACCCACTGAACCGCTCCTTCTGTACGCGCCACGGATAGCACCGTGCGCGGTGCGCTTCCCGAGCCCAGCCCTCCAGCTGTTCCCCAAAATTATGTCCATCCTCGCCCCAGTACAGGGCGATAATAATTTCCTCCCACGTCGCGCAGCGCCCGAAGAGGCGCGGGTGGATTTCCAGCTTACACAGCGACGGGTCCAGTTCCCAGATATGATGCCCGTTCTCGTCTGTCAAGCATTTTCCGTCCGGCGCCCGAGCAATGCTGCGGCGGGGAACGAATCGGAAGCCGACGGCGCAGCGCCGCCCCGGATCCCCTGCGGCATCCTCGGGGAACATGACCATTTTCTGAATGGGGTCGTTGCCTTTGTTGATAATGATTGCCTTCATTTGTTTCCTCCTCCTGCGGCCTGTGGCCGCTCTAAAAATTGTTCCTTTGGAGGAGACGGGGTATAATGACCCCGCCTCCGATGTTGGGGCTTGTTCCTGTTTGGTGTAGGCCGCCGTGCTGGGCGGCCTACACGCTTTCTTTCTTTGCTACATCCAAGGGGCTGTCGCGCATTCCTTCACGATGGCTTCCGCGTGTTCCAGCAGAAAATTGTCGGAAAGGGGCTCTGGGGTGGGGTCGAAGCAATCTACGTTGGATATTTCCCCCTTTCGGAGGATGCGTCCCCGCCCCAAGAATTCTCCATCCTCGTACCAGATGGAAACTTCCGTCCTGGTAAGGTCTCCCTCTTCGGTAACGATATTGATAGCGTGTCCGCCACCCGTGCTGCGCTTCAGGGCCTCTTTTATGTTTGGGAGGGATGTAAAATAAAGCCTTCCGATATTCCACCCTTCCGTGGCCTCGTACACAAGGAACTCCTCCTTGTGCCCCTCTGCCCAAGCCTTCCCACTGCCAACCCCCTTCCAGTCCTTCACTACCCCCGCTGTCCGGGGGCGCAGGTCTTCCTCAGTACCGTCCCAATCCTTCCCATCCTTCTGTACTTCTCCAGCCATGTAAAGCATATTCCAGTTGGAGTCGAAAAGCCCCTTGGCGATATCTGCCAGAGCAGCCCTTTCTGCATCGTTCCACGTGGCGTCCTGGGACGCCTTCTGGAAGGCTTCTGCAACCGAAAGAGTTTTGTACGTGATCATTTTGCTTCCTCCTGTTTTGGAGCGGTGTGCTGACCGCTTCCGTGATGTGGGGCTTGTTCCCTTCCCCGTTGTGCCTATATTCTATATGCGTACGCATTTAAATATATCAGTAAAAATACTTAGAATGAGAGTGTCATTGACGTGACACCCCCCTGCCATGATATTCTGCTAGCATCGAATTTGTGAGGGCGCCCACGGGGGCGTCCTTTTTTGTTGGGAGGTGAACCGATTGGCTGAGAGCAGCGAAGGAACAGCGAAAAAAAAGAGAGGAACAGGGAAACCCTTCGCAAAAGGCCGATCGGGGAACCCAGGAGGCCGGCCCAAGGCAAACCCGGAGGCGAAGGAGATACTGAAGGCAGCGACCCCGGACGCGGCGCGGAAGCTCGTGGATCTTTTGGGGAGCAGAACCGAGAAGATCGCGCTGGCCGCGGCGACCGAGATTCTGGACCGGACCATGGGGCGGCCGGAGACGGCGGGGAAGGTGCAGGTGGAGCATTCCGGCTCGCTCTCGCTCCAGGCGGAGGTCCGGGCGGCCCTGCTGGAGAGGCTGGCGGCGGATGGATAGGGCCGAGATAAACACCGTGATCGACATGGAAAAGGCGGCGTTGGGTTCCCTTGTGGAGTTCCGGCGCCTTTTCTTCCCCGCTCGAGACGATGTGCCGCCCGCTCCTTTCCATGCGGAGTGGAGCGATATCCTCCTCCGCGGGGACCGGCACTTCGTCGTCGAGGCTTTCCGGGAGAGCGCGAAGACGCAGATCGTCATCCGCGCAAACCTCCTCCACGCGCTGGCGTATCCGCAGCCGCACCGGTCCTACCTGGTCGTCATTTGTTCGACGCAGCGGGCGGCGTCGAAGAAGCTCCAAGAGTGCAGCCGGGAGCTGACCGGGTCGGACGCGATTCGGGCGCTCGTGGAGAAGGTCGTGGAGGATTCCGGCCTGGCGCTGGAGGTACAGTACCGCTCCGGGCGGCGCGTGCGTATCGAGGCTTATGGGAAGGGGGCGGCCGTGCGTGGGCTCTCCTGGGGGGCAAAACGGCCCGATCTGGTCATCATCGACGACCCGCAGGACGAGGAGGACGCGAGGTCGGAGACCGTCACGGAGGCGGACTGGGACTGGTTCTTGTCCGACGTGTACTTCCTCGGGCAGACCAGCCGCATCTTTCTGATCGGGAACAACCTCGGGGAGCGCTGCATCGTCGAGCGCGTGCTTGCCGGGGCGGAGCAACTCGGGTTTCGAGCGGTGCGCATCCCTATCCTGGACGCGGAGGGGCGATCGGTCTGGCCGGAGAAGTGGCCGGAGCCAGCCATCGCGGCGGAGCGCGAGGAGTTTTCGCGGCTCGGAAAGCTGGACATCTGGTTTCGGAACAAGATGTGCGAGTGTATCGACCCAGGCTCGCAGAAGTTCCGGCGCGACATGTTCCGATACTTCGAGAACACGCTCCGGACCGACGACATGAGCATCTACACGACCGTGGATCTGGCCATATCGAAGAAGCCCGGCGCGGACTACAGCGCCATCGTGACGGTGGGCGTGAATGGCGACGGGCACTGGTTCGTGCTGGACATCGAGTACGGGCGCTACGACCCGACGCAGACGATGGACGCGATCTTCTCCGCCGTGCAGAAGTGGCGGCCGCTCTGCGTGGGCATCGAGGCCGTGGCGTACCAGTCGGCCCTCCAGCATTTTCTCGAAAAGGAGATGCCGAAACGTGGCTGCTTCTTCCGCATTCAGCCCCTGAAGGCGGAGAAGAAGAAGGAGTTGCGGATCGACGCGCTGCAGCCACGTTTTGCCGTGGGCAGCGTGTGGTTCCGGCGCGACGCCACGTGGTTGGAGAAGATGGAGAGCGAGCTCCTGGCGTACCCGCACGGGGCGCACGACGACGTGATTGACGCGCTGGCGTATATGGAGCAGATCGCCCTGCCCCCCGTCGGCGCCGGGAGCGAGGACTGGTCGAATATTCCTATCGCGGGAAGGATGTGAGCGGATGGATATGGATATGGATATGGACGAGGGCGTGGAGCTCGAGGAGGCGCAGCGAGCCGCGTCCGCCAGGGAGCGCGTGAAGAAGTCCGTATTGGTGGACATCGAGCGGGCTAACGCTTTCTACCAGGGGAAGATCGAGCCGACGCTTCGCACGCGACACCAGCTCTACGAGGCGGACCGGAATTATTACGAGTCCCGGTTCCCGGAGGTCTCCAAGCAGTCGGACTTCGTGTCTTACGACTTCTGGAGCATGGTCCAGTGGGCCATCCCGGCGGTCATGAACAGCTTTTTTGGTGGGGACGACGCCGTGGTGATAGTCGGCCGGAGCGCGGAGGATGTGCCGCGCGCCGAGGTCCTGAAAAAGCTGATCGACTACCAGATCATGACGAAGAACAAGGGCTTCCTGCTGCTCTGGGACTGGTTCAGCGACGCTTTCCAGTACAACCTGGGCGCCGTAAAGGTCTGGTGGAAGCGGCGCATGGAGTGGGGGCAGGAGACGATGGAAGTGGTGCCGCTGGACCGTGCGCAGCAGATCATGGGCGACCCGTGGTGTCAGGTCCTCTCCATGGAGGGGCCGGATCCCTTCGGCATGTGCTCCGTCCGGTACCAGATCGGGCGGCTGGCCGAGAACTACCCCGTACTGGAGTCCGTCCGGGTGACGGACCTGCGGTGGAGCCCGGAGGCCCGGACACTGGAGGAGGCGAACTTCGTCGCACACCGGAAGCTCGTCACCGCGGACCACCTGCGGCGCCAGGCGCAGGCGGGCGTGTACGATCCCACCGCGGTCGATCTGGTCCTGGAGAAGGGGAGCTCTTCGACCTCCTCCATCATGCGGACGTCCTTCGAGACAGAGCTGAACGAGGATGCGGAGCAGTTCATGCGGCACGAGGAGGACCCGGCCCGTGCGCTACACGAGCTTTACGAGTGCTATGTGAAGCTGGATATCGACGGCGACGGACTGCTGGAGGACGCATTGGTGACCGTCGTCGGGAACGAGGTACTGCGGATGGAGGAGAACCCCTGGGGTCGTGTGCCGATCTTCACCATCTCTCCGATTCGCGATCCCTTCCGGGTGCTGGCGCCGTTGTCGTTCAGCGAGATCATCGGCGAGATTCAGAGCCTGAAAGTGGCGCTCATGCGCCAGTTGATCGTGAACACGGCGAAGACGAACAACCTCCAGAGCTTCGTCGACGAGACGAAGATCAACCGTGACGACCTGGAGCTGAACCGGCAATTTATCCGAACGAAGGCCGATCCTCGGACAGTAGCGATGCCGATGCCGCAGGCCTCGATTGCCCCCTGGACGATGAACTTCTTCGAGTATCTGGAAACGGCGATGGAGCAATGGACCGGGAGGACGCGGTACAACCAGGGGCTGGACGCCAAGAGCCTCAACAAGACGGCGACGGGCATCTCCCTCCTGACACAGGCCAGCGAGCAGCGCATCGACTACATCGTCCGCGTGTTCGCCGAGACGGGCGTCGGGGAGTTGATGCGGTTCCTCGTCGAGCTGAATCAGCGATACATCGACCAGCCTCAGGTCATCCGGCTCCAGAACCAGGCGCTCCAGGTGTCGCCGGATGATCTGTCCGGGGTCTTCGATATCGACGTGAACACGGAGGCGGGAGTGGGGCGGCGGAACAAGAACATCGAGAACCTCCAGTTCTACCTCGCCAACATCGCGCCCTTCGCCCTCCAGATCGGGGCGGCGACGCCGGGCGAATGGGCGAAGGCGGCACAGAAGCTCTTGATGGAGAGCGGCATTCGGGACCCGGAAAGCTACGTCCGGGACCCTGAGGCCGTGAAGCAGGAGTTCTTCCAGAAAATGATGATGAGCCTCGTCGCGGGAGGGGGTGTTGGGAGTGCAGGAGACGGAGCGGTCCCGCCTGGAGCTGGAGGCGGAGCGGGGGCGCCGATGGGCGGAGGCCCGGGAGGTGTGGCTTGAGTTTATCGCCCGGAGGCGCGAGGAGGTGATCGGGGTCTTGGAGAGGCCTGTGGGCGGGGATGCGAGCGTCCTCGATCTGCTGGCCGAGTTGCGGGTACTGAGAGCGTTCGAGGATATAGCGAGGACCTCCGCTGAGAGCGGGAAGATCGCAGAAAGGAAGTTGAACGATGGCTAGAAGGAAGCAGGGCGCGGAGTTGGAGAGCCGGATTATCGAGGTGTTTGCGGACTTCGAGAAGTACCTTCCGAGCCCGCAGGACGTGCACCTCTACCGGCGCAAGGTGAAAGAGTACGCCGAGCTGGTCCTTTCGGGGGCCGAGGCGGACGCGGGGCAGGAGGTTGGCGATGGAAACGACGACTAGCCCGATCGAGCCGCAGCAGACGGCAACGGCAGCGGTGGCAGTGGAGGCCCCCGCCTCCGCCCCGGAGGCGACGTCTCCGGAGATGGGGCAGCCGGCCCAGCAGGCGGCAGCCCCCGCCCAGGGTGTCGAGGCGCCGGGGAAATTGGACGATGACGGGGTTGCCCTGGACGATGATGGGGAGCTGCTATTTGGGGACAAGTTCTTCGATACGTACCGGGAGGACTTTGGGGCCCCGCAGGGCGGGCAGGAGCCGGAGCAGAAGGAGGATGGCCCCGCCAATGCAGCACCTTCGCCTGCGTTCTACACAGTGGACGAGCTGAAGGCGTTCGAGTCCGTCGATCAGATCGATCCGGCGCGGTTCCCGGAGGCGATGCAGCCGTACCTCCCTGTTATTCGGGACTACGTGCTCGGGCTTCAGCGGCAGGTGGGGCTTTTGCGGTCGATGGAGGCGTCCCGCAGCGCGCCGCGGCCTCAGACGCAGGCCCCACAGGCTCCTCGGCCTATGGAGCACAAGGAGATCGCGGCTCTGGCCAGAAAGGTTGCGGCGGAGCGCCTGGGGGTGAAGCCGGAGGACCTGGACACCTACGACCCGGAGCACGTCGCGGCCCTTGGCATGGCGGTGCAGGATATTGCGGCACGGAACAAGGCGGAGGTCGCCGCCTGGCAGGGGCAGGCGCAAGCGCAGCAGGACCTGCAGCGGTTTGCGGTGGATCTGGCCTCGCAGCCGGATTTCCAGCAGTTCGATGCCTGGGTGACGGGGCGGCTGGCGAGTGCGGGGATGTCGGCGGATAAGCTGCTCGTCTACGTGCAGCAGACGGGGGACCTGGCGGGTGTTCAGCGGGCTGTGACGGAGATGTATCGGGAGTGGAAGTCCCAGGGGGCGCAGGCTCCCCAGGGAGCACAGCCGCAGTCGCCCCAGCAGCAGAAGCCGCAGGGGGCTGTGCTCCCGAAGGTCCCGGCACTGGAGAGCGCGAACGGAGCCGCACAGGTCAGGAAGACGGTGGACCTGCGCGGGTTTGGGGATATGGACGACGACTCCCAGGCAAGGGCGCTTATCGAGATGGGACTCGTCTAGGAAAGGAGCAGAAAGATGGCAAGCAACACTTACACGGCGGTGGGGAACCGGAAGGACGTCAGCGAGATCGTCACGAACATCGCCCCGTACGATACCCCGCTGTACTCGCGAATCGGGAAGACGAAGGCGACGGCCACGAACCACGAGTGGCTGGAGGACGCCCTCGGCGCTCCGGCGGACAATGCAAAGGTGGAGGGGTTCACCTTCGAGACGGTGGACGCAACGCCCCGCACCATGCTGGGGAACTACACCCAGATCATGGAGCGCGGCGTTCACGTCACGGGGACCCAGGAGGCCGTCCAGCACCACGGGGTCCAGTCCGAGATGGCCTATCAGATGTCCAAGAAGCTGAAGGAGATCGCCCTGGACTGCGAGCGGGCGCTGGTGACGCAGGACGCCAAGGTGGCGGGGAGCACCGTGCTTGCCCGCAAGTTCGGCGGGTTGCCGTACTGGATCGTGACGAACAAGCTGGAGAACGGCGGCACGGCCCGCGCGCTGACCTTCGACCTGATCAACGAGGCGCTGGAGAAGACCTGGGGCGAGGGCGGCAGGCCGTCCATCCTGCTCGTATCACCGCGGAACAAGCGCGTGATCAGCACGTTCACGGCCGGGAACACGAAACATATGGACGGAAACAAGACGAAGAAGCTGACCCAGATGATCACGGTTCTGGAGACGGACTTCGGACTGCTGCAGACGCTGGTCGACCGGTTCCTTGGGAACGGGGCGATTTACGGTCTGTCGCCGGAGTATATGCGGAAGGCGTTCCTGCGCCCGTTCGTGACCACGGATCTCCCCAAGACGGCGGACATGCACCGCAAGAACGTCTTCGGCGAGTGGACGCTTGAGATGCGGGCGGAGAAATCGCACTTCGTCATCAAGGACCTGAACGGGGCCGTCCCCACGCCGTAGCCATGGAACGCCAGGAGCTCGAGCTCTGCGGGGACGATGTTCGGCTGACGACGACCTACAGCACGGACGACTACGAGCGGGCGAACGCCGAGGTGCTGCGGCAGGCGGGCAAGGGATTCATCAGGGACGGGCGGGGGAACATCTCCGCCCGTCTTGCCTTGAACATTCCGATGCTGGACGCGGCAATGCTGGAGGCGAAGTTCGACCCCGACTGGATGGCTTATACGCACTGCCAGGACCGGCAGGCGCTGCGCAGGCTCTTGAAGCGCTTCCCGTACTGGCGGGTGGCGGAAGGGAGGATTTGAATGATCTCCGTCGGAGAATTGATCCGGTCCGTCCGGTACCTCCTTCGCGACATGCAGGGGGTTGCCGTGTCGGACTTCGAGATCGTGGAGGCGATCAACCGGGGAGTGGCGCTGCTTTACTCGCGCATGGCGGAGAACTCCGTGCAGGCGGCGGCGAAGAAGGTCGAGCTGACCGTCAAAGCCGGGGGGCAGGTTGCGCTCCCGGCGGACTTCCACAACGTCCGCTGGGTGTTCGCGAAGGGTGGGGGCGAGTGCGTCCCTACGCCGCGCCCATCGGTGGGGCCCGGCGAGTACCGGATAGCGGGAGATCGCTTCGAGGCACCCAAGGGCACGTACATCTTCGAGTACTACGGCATCCCCCCGCGTGTGGCTGGGTACGAGGACGAGCTGGCGGTCCCGGCCGCCGTGAGGCGGCACCTGGAGGATATCGTCGCGGCGCTCGTCGGGGGGGACGTGGACCGTGCGGAGCAGGCGGCGCTTCTGTGCTGCAGGGAGCTCGCCGGAGCGGAGTTGGCGCGGCTGACGGATCCGGGGCCGGTTAAGATCTGGGGTGGACGAGCATGACGCGAAGTGACCTGATCGCTTTGGTACGGCGTCTGATAGCGGACGAGCAGGCGGCGGGGTTCACCGCCGGGGGCAGTCTGGAGCAACCCGAGGGGACGCAGGAGCTTCTGAACTACCTCGATCGCGCCGTGGCGGAATACAGCGGGCGCGAGGCGTCCCGTGGCAACCCACGCTTCCTGAGCAGCTTCGTCCCCGTCAAGGGGGATAAGGTCCCCGACGACTTTCTGTTTTTCGCTGGAGCCGTCCCCATCTCGGTGGATGGCGGGATTGTCGACTTCTATGGGCCCGCGTCCACTCTGCCGGCGCGATACTTCGCGCGGCTGCCGTATATATCGGCATTCAAGGAGCGGGACGAGCTGCCGCACCGGCAGGACGACCTGATGACTGTTGCGGCTCTGGCAGCTATCTACGCCCTTAACAAGCAGGAGTACAACGTCTCTCAGGACCTGGCGCTGCTGGGGATGGGGCCGGCGGGGGGAGGTGCTCCGGTTGCCGTTTCGGGCGAACAAAATACTGAACGGGGAGCAAGTTAGCTACACCGGGTTCAGCGGCGGTCTGAATTTGGCGGCCTCCCCCGAGGCCCTGCAGCCCGACGAGCTGGCGGTCGCCGACAATGTTGAGCGAGACCCCGATGCCGGCGGGCTCAGAGTACGCGCGGGGCTGCGGCGCGTTGCGCAGTTCCCGAACGCCCTCATAAGTTTTGTCCATAATCCCGACACGAACGAGATATTTGGGAAAGACCATGGCGACAGGCAGATATTCGGGTTCACCCCGAGCGGGGCACACGCCGGTGTGTTCCAATACTCCGAGAAGAACGCGTTTACCGCCACAGGGCACCCCCCTCTTCCGCCTCTCAGCGTTGTGTCGTGGGGTGGAGCATCGCAGGGGTATTGGGATGCCCCCGTCAGCATGTTGGGGGTCGAGGCAACGGTCTGCCGATGCGACAGCGGCGCCGGCGCTCCGACGATGACGGAGCTGAATCAGTCGCCATCCGGACGATGCGTCTGCACGTGGGGTGGAAGGCTGGGTGTTGCGACGCACGATTCCAAGCTGCATTTCAGTGCGGTCGGGGACCCGCTGAAATGGACGAACACGCCGAACGACTTGAGTTCTGCGCAGTTTATCAACGTGGGGTATAAGGATGGCGGAAACATCCAGGCCGTTATCCCGTTGGGGCAGGACCTGATCGTATTCAAGGGGTCCCCGTGGTACGACGAGGGGGGCTCCATCTGGCGCGTCAGCGGGTTTATCCCGAACACGACGGTGTACCGCATCGCGGTGGGGGCCACGGCGCCGAACAGCCAGTCGGTTTGCGCCGCGGGGAACGACGTCTTCTTCCTGTCCAAGGCCGGGTTGTGCACGCTGTCGAGCGTTATGGAGTATGGCAGCGTGAAGCTGTCCTGGCTGGATGCGAAGGTCTCGACGTCCATGATGCGGAGCATCCTGGGCGATGCTTCCGATTACAGGGACATTGGCATGTGGCATATCCGCAGCCGCGGGCAGCTGTGGGTCCCCTCCGCAGACGGGAAGACGGTCTGGGTGTTCCACTACAAGGACAAGATGTGGACGCGCTTTATTTTCCCGTGGCGAGTAAAGTACGCATGCAATTTGATTTACACGGGAAGCGACAAAACATCTCAAACGTTTGTTGTCCTGGCGGACGGCAGCGTCTGTATTATGGATCCATCGCAGAGCTTCGATCTGAGCGCGGCAAACCCGATAGAGGCCCGTCTTCGGTTCCCGTCGATCGTCCGGTCCCGGCAGGTCCTTGTCAAGGGGATAGGGGCGTTGTATGACAATGGGACGGCTGCAGACCGCATGCAGGTCCGGCTGAGCGCCGCGGGGGGCGGGGCGGTGACGGTGAGCCTGCCGCCGACGGCGCGGAGCGTCTACGCGTCGGAGGACACGCGCGAAGCGTTCGGCAATGGATCCCCCGCCTGGGGTGGCTTCGCAAGCGGCTCGGCGCGGTATCGGTGTCTCGTCAGGGGGTGGGGCATTACCCCGGAGGTCGTCATGAAGGGCAACGGGAAGTCGCTGCAGCGGCTGTCCCTGGAGTTTGCGGAGGTGTAACGATGCCATTTGAAGTTTCGAATCCCGTGAAGTTCTACGCCGGCGGGGATACGACCTCGCAGGCGATAGGGAAGCATATTGCCGAGATCGCGAGGATTTACGACATACTGAACGACGGGCTGGACAGCGCAAAATCCGTGGTCGTTGTGCTGTCGCCGAACACGGTGTTGAAGGATGAGCAGCTGGGGATTACCCCGGCCCCTCTGGAGATAAAACGGGGGAACGGCGTTCAGAGGTGGTCGGAGCTGCCCGACGGGATCCGGCTTGCGCAGGCGATAGATAACCTTACGTCGGACGATTGGGTGGCCCCGCTCTCCGCACGGCAGGGTAAGCTGCTGAAGGAGCTGATCGATACCATCCCGAAGACGGAGGTTGTGGACGATCTGACGACCGGGGGGAGCGGTAAGGCCCTGAGCGCGGAACAGGGGAAAGCCCTGAAAGCGTTGATCGACGCGTTGACGACGCCCGTCCCCGGTCCCCCTGGTCCGAAGGGCATCGAGTGGCGCGGGAACTGGGATGGGGCTGTGGCGTACCGGAAGGACGACGCGGTGTCCTACCGCGGGGGCTCCTACATTGCCCTGAAGCCGTCGACCGGAGAGCCCCCAACCAACGCGGAGTTCTGGGGCGTCCTGAGCGCGAAGGGGGCCGACGGCGCGGGGTCGGGAGACATGACGAAAGCGGTCTATGACCCCGACGGCGACGGGAAGGTGGATGCCGCCGTCATGGCGGACACGGCCGCCGTCGCCAATTCGGCCAAAGCGGTCGCGTGGAACGATGTGACGGGGAAGCCCGAAAAGTTCACCTGCGATATCGTCGATGCCCTCGACAGCGACCGGGCGGACGCGGCGCTGAGTGCGAAGCAGGGGAAGGCATTGAAGGCGTTGATCGATGCGAGTAGTGGTGGTGGCTCCGGGAAAATAACTGCTGAGCAGTTGTATGTTGCGTTATTAACGAGCAAATGGACAGTCGGGCCTGTGGTATCTGACGCTCCGTTTTACAGCCTGTGTTGGTCGTCTAAACTTGGAATGTTCTGCGCGGTAGGAGACAGGGGACGCATATTTACGTCTCTTGATGGGGTTACGTGGAAGTCTGCTGATAACCAAGATTTTACTTTGTGGGTCGCCGGATGCTGGTCTCCCGATCTTGAAAAATTCTGTGTTGTATCATCCAACGGCAATAAATCAGTGACATCTTCTGACTGTGTTACGTGGACAATCCGCAATATGCCTTCCGGGGTATGGGCTAGCGTTATTTGGTCCTCGAAACGACAGTTGTTCTGTGCTGTCGGGACCAACTGCGTTGCGACATCCCCCGATGGTGAGACGTGGACGAAACACACAATACCTAACGGTAAATGGTATGCTGTATGCTGGTCGTCTAAACTTGAAAAATTCTGTGCTGTCTCGACCCTTGAAACCTTCCTTGGTGGAATGGAAACCACCATCCACTGATGTAATGGCCGTTTTCTCACTGCCTTGAAACCTTCCTTGGTGGAATGGAAACCTTAAATGCGCCCATGCCAGCAGGTTGTCGCATCTCATCCTTGAAACCTTCCTTGGTGGAATGGAAACATGTGCGCAGGTTCGACAAGAGCCGTACCACTTGTGTCCCTTGAAACCTTCCTTGGTGGAATGGAAACCCATCGGTAGCAGCGGCGCAAGAGCGATTGCCCATACCTTGAAACCTTCCTTGGTGGAATGGAAACGGAATAAATATCCTGGAACCGAAGCGCCGGGCGGCCCTTGAAACCTTCCTTGGTGGAATGGAAACTCCATGCGGCGCTCGTAAATAGCGGTCTGCTCGGCACCTTGAAACCTTCCTTGGTGGAATGGAAACTCCAGCCCTTGAGGAAATTCCCCTGCTTGGGATCTCCCTTGAAACCTTCCTTGGTGGAATGGAAACGGACTTCGCCGGACGCGACGTC